ATCCCGCTTCTGAGAAGTCCCTAACGGCCTCGCGTTGTCTTTCCCGGTCTATACCCGGGCCGGCCTCTAGAGCCTCTTTCACGGATTGATAGAGGCTCTCGTAGTCGCCGGCCTCAAATCTGAATACGTCCGGGGTATCGGGTATGTAATCGCAGAACCCCACGCCACGGGGGATAACGACGCGCGCCCCGGTGCTCATAGCCTCGACTACGGGTAAGGGACCGCCCTCGATTCGGCTTGTGCAAAGCAGGATGTCTAACGACTGAAAGAACGCCGGCATTTGCGCCCACGGATACCCCTGAGTCGGGATAGGCCAACCTCTACCGCTGGCTTTCCATTCCGCGGCGTTGCGTAGGTCTGACTCGTAGAGCCGCGCTAGCAAATCCTCTCCCTTGCGCCCATCCCCGTAAGTGAAGCCAGAGACGCCGATAACCGGGCCCCACTCTTTCTCGTTCACTGTGAACCTCTCTCGTTCTACCGGGGGGTAACCAATCCGGGTCAACCCGTGGGCTTGCAACTCTGCGACGTAGCGGCCCGGATGCGCCATCCGCAAGTTCATAGCCGCGGCGGCTTCCTCCCACCAGGCTTCTTTCACGTCGTTCTCCGTGTCCCGGTGGGTGAACCAGGCCCCGATGGGGGTCTTATGCCAGCCCTTAAAGTGCTGTGCCCACTGAATGTAAGGGACAAAGAGGTTTAAATCGGCGTTGCGGTCCGGGTACTCGCTAGTAGTCCAACCCAAGTTATCCCTGAGGTACCGGGTCATTCTCGGGAGTATTCGGTCGGCATCTATCCGCGCGCAAATCAAATGTACTCTCATGCTCGCGCCTTCCCGAACAAGTGGGCTATCGCCGCCCCACCATTCCAGGGGCGGCCCAAAAGCCAAAGTTTTACCGGTGTCTCAAAAAGTGCTCTCATAAAGGCTGCTTGATCTTGCCCCCTCCACCTAAGCCACTCCCGCCTCCACGTCTCAAAGAGTCGGGCCGTCCGGTCGTTTTTCTTAACCCACATCACACCGGCTTGTAACTGCACAATCTCTCCCAAGTGCTCTAAGGTGCAAAGACGTTCTTTCTCGCCTACGTGCCAGAATAAATCACACCCCTGGTTAGCCGACGGGGTGATAACCATATCAAAGCCGGCGTCTAAAACCTCAAAGCCTAAGCCTAAGCCTTCACGGGCTCGGGTGTCGGCGTCCAGATAGACGAACTGGTCAAAGTCTGACCACACGTCGGCGTTTAGCTTTGCCCACCGTGAAGCCGGAACGGGTGCTTTGAAGTCCTGCCCACCCTTGGTAATAAGGTCTGCCCGGTAGGGTCTGAATAAGATCTCGTGCTCGCTGTTCAGGTCGGCGTCGTGTACCAGCTGCAGGGGTAGGTCCGGGTTACTTTCCCGTAACTCTTCTGCGGCGTAACGCGCCTGCAGGTGGGCATTATCCCCAAAGGCTACCATTACCACGCCCCGGGCGGTCATCTTGGCTTCCCCGTCCAACTCACCGGCAAAGCCAAGGTCAAAAGTTGGGCTTGGTAGAGGGCCCGCAGGAAGGCCAGGGCCGGGTCCCCGCCGTCGGCGGCCTCTGCCTGCCAGGTCTCGATAAAGGCCAAGGTGTCAGAGCTCCGCCGAACAAAGACAAGTCGGGGGTCATAGACCATGACCCGCAGGTCCCCGATTAGCTCACGGGTGCGCTCTCGGTCCTCCGGGGTACCGGCCTCGCAGGCTAACTCGGTGTAGGAACGTAAGGGGACGGCTACCTGCCAGGTGTCTAGAACGTCAAACCCGGTAGCGATACGGTGGGGCATAGTAAAGGCTAAGGCCGGGTCCCATATCATAGACCGGGTATAGGGAAGGGTCGGCTCGTCGGCGGCGGTAAAGTCTAGGTCTTCGATATAGCGGGAGAAGACCTTACGGGCCGCGCTTACGTCCCCCAGGACTACGATTCCCGCGTCATCGGGTAGGGCCCCCTCCCCGCCGTCGGGTCGCCAGGCTTCCCCGGTTTCGAGCCACTGTAAAGCCTGCTGCTTCCCCACGTCTACCCAGTCGCCGGGATAGCAGCGCCGGGGGTTACTCTCTATGATAATGGTCTGAATGCTTCTAAGCTGTATCAGCACGTAAAAACCCCTTTGGGAAAAGAGGGGGACGGGTCACCGTCCCCCTCACGCTCTCACTCTCTACTCCCCTAAAGGGGGGTTAGTCGGTCACAAGCTCTTCAAAGACCGTGGTCGCCGGGGGGTCGAAGCGCAGCGGCCCGCGGATAATGAAGGCGGAGATAACACTGGAAGCGTCGGCTACGGTAATGTTCCACCGAATGTAGCGGAAGCCGTTCTCCGTATCCAGGTCACCCGGCTCAATCTCGATTCCTACCAGGGCGTCGCCGTCGCCGGCCGACTGGTCTAGCTGGGTGATCGACTTCCCCAAGTTTTTGGCGTCGGTGCCGGAGGCATCCTTAGCCTGCTCGATCTTAGCGTCAATCGTGCCGCCCGCGCCCATGGTACCAACCCGCAGGATGGCAAAGGCTCGGTAGGCTTCGCTCATGTCGAGCCAGTCCCCGGTGTGAGTCCCGGCCCCCTTGTCGGCGGGCACCAGGCTGTTCTCAAACTGGTATAGCTCCGTGAAACGTGCGTTAACGGTCATCTTCTAAATCCTCCTTAGTAAAGAGGGGAACGGGGGTCAACCCGCCCCCCTCACTCATGCGCGTAGCTCAAACCTCCCGAATTAGGAGGACTTCTCGCCCAGCATAACGAACGGGCTAATCTCGTGCGAGCCGTCGGCTAGGGTGATCGGGGACGAAAGCCACGGCTGCCCGCCGACTCGGTGCACCATGCGCCAGGACGTTTCATCGTAGCGCCAGCGGTCGAAAGTGGTGCTTTCAACCGTGGTCGCCTGACGGTCACCCACCAGGTAATAGGACCAATCTGCAAGCAGCACGTCGCCGGGGGAACCCAGCGCCGGAAGCTTCTCAGTCCAGATAACCGGATACCCTAAGAGGGTGCCTGGAATCCCGTCGGCGGCGTTAGGATTCCAGACGTAGGAGGGATTACCGGAGGGGCCGTTCATCGTGATAATCTGCGGCATCGCGGCGATATTGATATACCACACGCCCGAACCGGTCGGGAGAAAGTGGGCTACCATGTTAGCCACGTCATCATAGGTCACCTCGCCGTCGGCGGCTCGGGGGTGCGTGTAGGTTGCCCCGGCGTTAAGCACACCCAAAGGCTGATCTACCCCGGTACCACGTAGGAAGGCGTACTCTTCCATCCAGGCCGCCCCGCCGGCAAAGCCTCGGGGTCCCGAAAGGAAGCCCTCGAGAGAGATAGCCGAATCGGCTACCATTTCGTCACTGGCTACGGTGTAGCCAATGAGCTTGTGGGCTACCAGCTTAACCCGGCGGAAGGTCGGGTCGCTCTGTGACTTCTGCGTAGCCTCTGATTGCCAGAAAAACTGCATACCCCCATACCAGGCCGGCTGCCCGGCGGTGGTATCGGTCTGGTCAAGGACCGGAACCTGGAGAATGTTGCGGGTCATAGGAATGACCGTGGCTCGATCTCTGATCGTGCTCTCTTCTGCCATCACGGCGTAGAGCTCCGCCCGGAACTCGGCGGGGACCAGGAAGCCGCCGGAAGCCCCAACGCCCTCCACAATATCCTTGAGCTCTACGGCCTTGTTCTGCTCTTCGTCAAACCAACGGAGCCGGTCGTCGCTCTGCAAGTTGCGGGAGAAGTTGTAAGACGCCCGCAGGAACTCGCCCCAGCTCTTCCACTCTTCGGGAAAGCCATCGTGCTTTTTCATGGCTCCCTCGGTAATCTGAGCCAAAGAGCGGCCGGCGTCCTCGACGCGCTGCAGGTCCTTAATCTCGCCCTTAACCTTCTCCAGCTCGTCAAGAACTCCCTTGCCTTCCTTCGCCCGCTCGGGGGAAATCTCATCGACGTTAAAGATAGCCGTCGCTGCCGCGTGCAGTCGCTTGGCCTCTTCGATCTTCTGCTGTAGCCTGCTCATGTTATATACCTCCTTCAAAATCGATTATGTCCAACTGAGCTCGTGCCAGCTGGGTCCTCACGTCTTCGATGTTAAAGGTGGGTGGATTCTCCGGCCCGGCCTCTTCATTATTCGTGGTACCCGTACTTTCCTCTTTCGGCGCGGCCTTCAACTGTAGGGCCGCTTGAACCGCTGCCTTGGCGTAGTCGCCAGGGGTCGCGGCTTCGGGGTCAAGCCCCATGCTCTCTAGCTCCGCCTCTACCAGTCCGGTAAAGCCGAATCGGTGACCTTCTTGGTTTGCCTTAACCAACCGTAGGCCGGCCTCTGCTAAGAGCTTGCTCAAACGGGCTTCGTCGGCCTTCTCCTCTTCCCGGTCTTCGTCGGCTACGAACTCATACGAGCCGCGTTGCCAGTCTGACCGCGATACAAAGGTGATCTCGCCCTCGTCGTTTTCCTCGTAGGGGACCCGGTAATAGTCACCCTCGAAGTAGGCTATCACGGCATCCTCATAAATGGAGGCTACCCACATCTCCTCCCACTCTTCGGCTTTCGGGTCCCGGAACTGCTGAGAAAAGGCATCTCTTACGTCCTGAATGAAGCGCGTAAGGTCTCGTTTCTCTCCGTCCCCCGCCCAAACGGTCGGGAACTCAAAGAGGGTAGCGGGTGCGGCGGCCTCTTCCATGTCCTCTTCCTCGTCTTCGTCCTCTCTCTCGAAATCAAACTCGTCTTCTAAGAGGGTATAGGCTACGTCCCGGGCGCTCTCCAGGGTGTCCGCGGCTATATCGGCTTGAGCGCCGCGGCCCGAGACAACCGCAAGCAGCGCATTCTCGCTGAGCTCCATAGTGTCGGGGTCTACCACGGGGAAAAAGGACAACTCGTCAAACGTCTCGGCGTCGGCGTTACCTAAGAGGGTTAGAGAAGCCGTCCAGGACTTCATATCCTCTGGCATATCGCCCACTTCGGTTATTTCTTCGTCGGGCCGGTCGGCGTCGGGGTGGTGTTTCCAATAGCCGGAGATATAGTCCTCTAGCGCCGGCCTATCCCACTCACCGCTGCTCGTCCCGTCGTACTGTGGGGTACGGGCCTCGGTGTTAATGGCCTTATAGGTCATGTTAACCTCCTCAATCACTGGGAACCGGTCTTTTAGGGCCTTGGCTCCCACGGTCGCCGTTGCGGGGTTAGCTGCAAAGACCACCGGGCTAACCTCCCAAAGCCGGATCTCTTTCAGATACCTAACGTTGAGCTCTTCGTTGTACCCGGTCGGCTTAAACTTCCCGGCTTCGGCAATAATCGCATCGTAGCCGATAGAATACTCACTAACAGCCCCGCTCTTAATACGTTTAAAGACGCCCAGCCCCTCGGGTGTATCTAAGAGAAACTGAACGTCTACCACAAGACCACCGGTCGCGTCGGGGTACTCATCGCGGACCTCGCGAGGGAGACTTTTACGCCCCACCTCTCTCAGGCCTAAGACTTTCCCCACAACATCCCGTACTGATTGGGCGTTATGGTTATCCAGAACTCGAACTTTTGCGCCCCGTTCGGTAATGGTCTTCTTGAAAGCGCCGTCGAGTATCACATCCCGCTGGTAATCCATGTTGCCGAACGCTGCGACTAAGGCCTCCACCTCTCCGGTATCGGGGTCGGCCTTAATAGCCCATACGGGTAGCTGCTTATACTCTTTTCCCATAGTCCCTCGCTTGGCTCTCTGATAACAAAAAAAAAGGCGCGGCCCCGATTAGGGGTCCGCGCCTTTGCGTCGGTCTCTACTTAGTGCTAAACTCTACACTTAAAGTATAGCACAACTTCTTTCCTTATGTCAAACCGCCAGGTCTATTCCTTCCTTAAACTGTCCACTGTTGGCTAATTCCCTGAGCGCCAAAGCCGCCGCCACGATCTCGGGGTCCTTGCTAAAGCCCCGGGCGATAAGCGGCTCCCGCCGGCCGTCCTCAAAATCCGCCGGGATTTCACGCTCCGGCAAAAGACGCTCGAACTCAGAACCCAAGAAGACCAACCCAAACGGCTCTAAGAGTTTTTGATCGTCGTTATAAACCACGGCGGTATACTCGCCCCCACGATAACTGAAGGTGACCTCAATATAGGCCCGACCTTCACTAATGCCCGTTATGGCCGTCACATACCACCTCCTGTTTTGCTATACTGCTTTCCTTATCGCAAGTATACCATAAGTTAACTCACCTGTCAAGTCTACCACCAGTCAAGAGAAGGTATGTAAGTGTTGTCCCTCACATTCCCCTGATAGAAGAGCTCTAAGCCCTGCAGGATAGCGGTTAACTCATTCTCTCTATCCCCGTAGAAAAAGGTAGAGTTATAATCCCCCCGCTCAAACATGTAGTTACCTATGATCCGCCAGTGAGGAACCTCGTACATTAAAACCTCGTTCCCGGCGATAGCCGCAAGATTAGTAATAGAGGTAGAAGAGTAAGGAGCGGCGGTCACTTTCCTGACCTCTCCCTCTTCCATTCCATAATGACTGGTAAAGCCCCGGTCAACGGTGCGTGCCAAACGTATCACGTCATTATGAGGTTGATTTCCGGGCAAGTCTACGTTGTGGAGAAACTCAAAATTAAGAGCGTGTAACATTGACATGGTACGGGTATATTCTTCTTCCTGGCTTCCGAAAGAGCCGGCTCCTGTTAGTCTTTCGTAAGCCGCTTTTGCTTTTTCTATGCCCCCGCGTTGCCAGTAGTAGTCATCCGGGTCTGTACTGCGGGCCTTCTCGGCTATCCAGTATTTCATAGCCAAAGCATCGCTACTCCAGGAGCTACTTGCTTGCTGACTCGCCCATCCGGTAACTAGCCCTTTGTTTCCCCCGTTTTCTCTCAATACCCGATAAAACTTATCCATGATTGAATTGTCGCCGCGCAAGTTATCAAACTGCTGCCCGTAAGGATCTTCTAGCTTATAATCATTACGACTTCCTTTCTCCAAGTAGTCGGGAAAATCCATTACTAAATTGCGACGGACTACCTGATCCGACCTAAAAAATACGTCCAGATAATCCCAGGTAAAGTTGTCACGGTTCATTTTACGGGCGTAGTCCTGCATACGCTCCAACTCGCGGAGCCGGCCTCTCACTATCTTAGGTATACCGCCCTCAGCTTCCAACAAAATGGTATTGACCGCCGGGGTGTCTAGCTCTTCTATCTGTCTCACTATATCAAGGAAGTCAAGGTCCCCGAAAATCCTTGCCGTCTGCTGATTTACACCCTTATCGCGCAAAGACCATATCTCCATAGGATGCATGTCAAAGGCTGGCTTCTTTGCCCCCTGTGCCCGGAACTGTAAAGATCCTCCGTTGTCTATCCGCCAAACCTTACCACTTGGGTCTACCAGGATGTTATCGAAGTTTAAGCCCAGCACGTCCCAGTTAGCAAGTAAAGCGTCGGCTACAAAGTCATCCTTAAGTTTTCTAATAGCCTCGGCGGCTGCCGGTCCACCCTCCCTGAGGATCTCGTTTAAGGGTCGGGCGTCCTCTATAAACTGGGAGAACATAACCGGACGCTCTCCCTCTTCATACAGGCGCAGGGGCGGTGCGTTCACCCCCATAGACCGGTAGAGCTGATTTGCTAAGGCCTCTGCTTTAATGTGCTCGGCGCTATTCCCGTATTTCTTAACGTACTTTCGCCCCGTCTTGGGGTCCTTGACCAGTACAGCCCCGGTAGACCCTCCCAAGTCTTTCACCTTTTCAACCCGCCCCGGCAAATCATCGGGAAAGATGTCAGGCTGATCTAGTGGCTCAGTTTCGGGTGGGGGGGCCTGTAAGTCTTCGGTAGAGGGTATGCTTACGGGGTCATCTTCGGTCCAGGAGGGGTCCCAGGGGAGGACGGTGCATCTACAATGGGGGTGTAGGGGAGGACCCATAACGTCCATATAGTCAACCTTCATAGTTGTAGCGTCTTCACCCTCGCCGGCGGTGACCGTATCGCCTACGCGAGCAAACGGCTCTAAGAGGGTGAACCGCTTGCCGTCCATACTTTCGCAGTAGGGGCAGAGCCTGTCGTCGTCTACGACGTGCCATTCTTTGTAAGCTATCCCCTGCGACTGGAAGCGCATTAGGGCGGCGCTATTAGAAGCCCGGATTAGCTCAGTCCGGGCTATCATTTCGCGTCTGTATCTCGGGAGCCGGTCTTCAACCCACATAAAGGCTTCTTCGTCGGCTATGTATCCAAACTTGTTCCAAGTCCAGAACAAATCATAGATGCGCTCGGCGGTATCCTCCTGGGGCCAACCCTCCGCCATAGCCTTGTTGAGCAAGTCCCTTAACTGTTTGCGCCCCGTTTCCCCCACGGCCTCGGCAAACTTCAAAACGCCGCGGCTTAGGAGATTCTCTTCATAGCCCCCGATTTGCTTCTCTGCAACTACCCCAAAGAAGTTATACCAAACCTCTGAAACGTCTCGATACACTGACCAAAGCCAGGGAAAGGTCTTATCCGCCCAACGGGGTACACTTTGCTCCGTTATGTAGGCATCTACCCGCTCTATAGTTGCCGTCCCTACCCGGTCGCCGGCCTCTACAATCTCCAGGACGGCCTCCCGGTCGGTTTCGAAGAGCTCCCCCACGGCGTTAAACATATCCATGTAATACCTATCCGCCGTCCAGTTTAGGACGGTGGATAGGCGCTCTTTGAAAGCCGGGCTTATCT